ACTATTTGCAACAGTGCCCGTTGGATAACCGTTATTGTAAACCTCGCCCATTATCAGGCCGCCATCGCTGCCTCTTGTCGTGCCAGTCAGTGCCGGAAGCGCGCCGCGTGATGCAAGCCTGTTCGCTGCGACAGCCGTACCACCAGCAGGCAACGCACCAGCAGCCTTATCAATTGTGCTCCGTAAACCAACGTATTCGATAAGACCTTCAATGCTTTTTCCTGACAGCGCCGTCAGTGTATCGTCCAGCGGCTGCTTGCCCGCCAGTTTATTCATTACAGTGGTGGCAAAGCTCGGATCGTTACCCAGCGCGTCCGCCAGTTCCTGCAGCGTATCCAGCGACTCAGGTACGGAACCGACCAGTGCAGCAATCAGTTTACGAACAAACTCAGCGTTTGCAGTCTGAAGTCCCTTAGCGTCATCTGGCGGCGTCGGTGTGGTCGGTGTTCCAGTGAATACCGGACTGTCCAGCGGCGCTTTGGTCTGTACCTCAATCATGACAGCTTTGACCGCCTTTGGCGTGGCTGCCAGCGCTTCGCTGTCACTGTCCGTGGCGCTGCTTAACTTAACGATACCTTTTTTCGTCAGGCTGGCATCTTCCAGGGAAATCACGTCCGCGATATCTTCTGCCCGTTTTGCGGCCTCTTCTGCTCTGGTGGCTGCTGCTCCGGCAGCAGTACTGCTTTGCGCCGCCAGTGATGCGCTGGTATCAGATGCAGCGGCGTGAGTGGATGCCTCCGATGCTGATGACGAGGCGGCTGTTGCGCTGCCCGCTGCTGTACTTGCTGACGTTGCTGCGTTTGTCTCAGATGTTTTTGCTTCGGCTGCCGATGCGGCTGCCACCTTTTCCGACGCTGCCGCCGCAGTGGCTGACGCACCTGCATCACCGGCACTGGAAGCCGCCTGTGTTTCTGATGTCTTCGCGGCGGTTTCGGATGCGCCGGCGCGCGCTGCTGATGTCTGCGCCGCCGTCGTGCTGGCGGCTGCGGCAGCAGCTGAATCGCCGGCGGCAGTACGGGAGGCATCTGCATTCGCTTCAGATGTTTTCGCTGCGGCTGCCGATGCGGCTGCCGCCGTTCTGGCTGTGTCAGCCGACGCCGCGCTGGCTGATGCCTCCCCGGCTTTTGTGGTCGCCGTACCTGCGCTGCTCTCCGCAGACGCTGCGGATGAGGCTGCCTGTGTGGCTGATGCTTCTGCCGCTCCGGCTGCATTCACTGCTGCCGTGGCGCTTTCCGCCGCCTGACCTGCTGATGTCTGCGCCTGTTCAGATGCCTGCCCTGCGGCGGTGGCATTCCGCGATGCCTCCGATGCCTGGCGGGCAACTTCTTCCACCATCGCCTCAAAACGCCGCAGCGCCTCCGGGCGGACGTCGTCTTCCGTCATGGCCCCCAGAAAATCATTCAGGGTTCCCGGTTTTGAATCATCGTAGACCGTAATAACTCCGGCATGTGACGGGGGATACCCTTCCACCAGGAGCATGACAGTGTACTGCCCCTGCTCCACATCCATGCTGTAGCGCCCGGCGTCATCCGGATTTTCTGATGCCACCGTATTCACGACCACCGTCGTACTGGTCCGGCAGGCCTTCAGCTGAATGGTGCAGTTCTGTACCGGCGTTCCCGTACCATCTTTCAGTACGCCGGAAATAAGTACTGGCATATTGCCTCCATAAAAAAGCCCGCCCGCAGGCAGGCTTCAGATTCATTCACATCTCAGCACTGATTATCCGGGTCACGTAAATATGCCGGCAGAGAACACTGGACGCTCCGCGTGATTGTTTTTCCCTTTGCCTCGCGGTGCTGTTTCTGCCCACGGTCGGTGCCGGTATAAATCCGGGTCTGGTTTTCAATATTGCTGTTGCCGCTTCCTCTTCCGTTATCGGCAACGGCAGCAGTGGAAAATAAAACGGACAGGGAAAGCCCTGCCGCCAGAGAAATTACGCGCGACATAGTCATATTTGTTCCTCATTAAACGAAAGGGACCGGAAATCCGGTCAGTTTGTGAAGTTGCTCCCCGACCGGGAAACCATCACCAGCGGCCAGACGGAAGCAGACGTGGTGTACTGCCCACGGACCCTCAGAGAGACGCTGATATCCACGACAGGTGAAGTGGTGTAGACCGAAAAGACGACGGTCTGATACATGGCCGGAATCCCTGCGGTATACGGCATAACCTCCGCCGTTTTCACCTGGCCGTTAATATTTATCGTGACGGTGATGGCACCGGCGCCACCGTTACGCTCACAGTTAGCCATCACCGTGATGGTTTTCCCTATCTGATAGGTGGCGCTGTCGGTATACCGTGTTGAGGTGCTGCGTTCGTCGTTCGTCGCCTGATGCTCACGCCCTGCATGACTTTTGAGCCGCAGATATCACCGACAAACTCTCTTGCTTCTATCACGCCAGAAAACTTACCGGAGGTGGCATTGATTTCTCCCGTAAACGAGCCAGATACAGCGTTGATATGCCCGCTGATATCCGCATTTTTCGCAGTCAGCTTTCCATCCGGCGTCAGGGAAAATGCCGGAGGATTCCCGCCACTGGTAATGGTCGGCGCGCTCAGGTATTTCAGGAATACCTCGTTCATGATTATCTGGTCGCCCTGCATAACGAATCCGGGCGTCTCGTTTCCGTTTGCCGGGTTAATATAAGCAATGCGATCCGCCGCCACCAGGAACTGGCTTATCTTCCCGTCAGGCGTGTCTTCCATGCTCAGACCAAGTCCGGCCACATAATATTTGCCGTCTTTGGTCTGCTCTATTTTGACGCCCCACATGGCGTTCCATTTATCGTTAGCGTCCTTCCACTCCTTCGAAAACTGCTGCAGTTTGCTGGCGTTATCCTCCGTCAGGTCAATTTTTTTCAGCAACTCCGTACCAAGATACGTCTCCGTAATCAGTCCCTTAAAAAAATCCAGATACCCTTTCGCGTCATCCCCCGGACGTCCGGATGCCTCCGCAAATACTGATTTTCCAGCCAGATTTACACTGCGCACGTAAAACCAGGCATCATGCAGTGGTTTCAGTCCATCCTTTATCCAGAATGACCCGACGCCCAGATACTGTGCTTTTGACTGAATATCGGCGGCAGTCGCCAGTTGCGTGGCGGAGTACCAGAACTCATACTGCACACTGGCATCGTAGACAGTCTGGTGCGGCGTCACCGTTATCTGAAAATAACCCGGCGTCATCTCAATCGTGGATGGCGCTTCCGGTGCCTGAATACTGAATGCCACGGACGCCGGTTCACCCTGCTGCCCGTAACCGTTTATTGCCCTGACTGTCAGCGTGTAGTCACCCAGTGGCAGTTCGTGGAAGGCGTACTCCGTTTCGCTGGTCGTCGCCGTTGTCACCAGACGAACCGGATCGCCCTCGTTCCCACTGCCTGTGGTCAGCCTCACCACAAAACGCACATCTTTTACCACCCGCGGCGTGCCCCACTTCGCTTTGGCCTGATACAGGGTACTGTCGTTATCCGTGCTGACTGTCAGATGCTGCACAGCGGGCGGAATAATGCTGTTGGTGGTCCCCGGTAACGGGTCAAAGTGCGCCCCGTTGTCCACGATGGACTCTTTTTCCGGAACGTGCTGCAAGGCAGTGATGGCGTATGTGCCGTCGTCATTCTCCTTAATACGCACGCAACGGAAAAGGCGGCGCTTCAGGGAGGGCAGTTTCAGCCCCCAAATACTGTATGGCTGCACGGTTTCCGGCAGGACTTTCGTTACCACCCGATCCGGTGCGGGCTGCGACTGAATCTCCGTACTGAACGGCTTACCGTCAGGCCCGACAATATTCAGCGTGGTGGCGTCGCTTTCCGGTAGTGTTATTTCCCGGTCAAGCGTCAGCGTGCGGGTGGAAATATCCAGGTCAGTGATACGCCCACCGACCGACGCCCCGGCGTAATCGTTGTCGCAGACCTCAATAATATCGCCCGGTGTATGACGCAGACCTTCCGCACCGACAGAAAAATCCACGGTCTGCGTTTCCAGCAGCTCCGTCATCATCACCCACAACCCCGTCCGGTGCGCCTGTCCACGTGAGGTACAGCCGAACGCGTCCATTTTCAGCAGATTGCGTCCATAACGGGCCTGTGAGGCATGGTCTTCCACCAGCTCCGTGGAGGTTTGCCAGCCATTCAGCGGATCGGTGTATCTCACTTCTATCGCGTTATGGCGGTCTTTCAGGGCACTGAAGCTGTATTTAAAGCGCCCGCCCACCACGTTACCGTTGGTGTAGGTCCATGCTTTATCGGAGGGGCGGTCCTGGATGAAGGTCATTTTGCGGCCATTCCATACCGGCATACAACGCATCACCGAGCAGAAATCCGCCAGAACGTCATACGCCTTACGCTGGGTGGTAATATACGCATTAAGCGTCATGCGGGGTTCCGTGCCGCCAAATCCGTCCGGCACCGGTTGATCGCAGTACTGCGCGATGGCGTACAGCGCCCATTTATCCACATCCGCCCCCCCGATACGCCTGCCCAGCCCGTAACGGGGGTGGGTCAGTTTATCCATCGTGCACCACGCCGGGTTATTCGTGTACGCCGGTTTAAACGCCCCGTCCCACAGGCCGGTATATGTGCGGGTATCCGGGTCATAGTTTGAGGGGACCTGAAAAATACGTCCGCGCAGGTGGTAGTTACGCGTGACCTGCTGGCTGCCGAACTGTTCCGCATCCACCAGCAGACCGGCAACCGCTGTGCCAGGATAACCCTGCCGGATATCGATGATTTCCGTATACGACGACCACAGCGTTTTGTTCTGAAGCCTGTCGGTGGTGCTGTCCGGTGTCACCCTGACCATGCGGACACTGAACGGGCGCGGCGGTAAATTATCAGCCACTACCGATGCCAGATATTGTGTTGTGATCTTGCCGTTAATAGTGATATCAAATTCTGTGTTCCAGATCCCGCTACGCTGAAACTGTATCAGCAGATTCACGGAGGACGGGTTACGGTCCCCCTTGTCCGTGGTCTCCTGCAGCATCTGTACACCAAAGGTGAAGCGTAGCCGGTCGACATTCTCTGAGACAACAGTACGGGTAACGGGATTATCGTGTTTCACTTCCACACCCAGCACCGTTTCCGCGCCGGAAGCCTCAAAACCTTCCAGCGGTGCCTGTGGTGTCTCCCCCACCTGATATACCACGGTCACGCCGTGAATATTACTGTTACCGTCCGCGTCCACCACCGGCGTGTTATTAATCAGCACGCTCTGCAGACCGTTCACCGGGCCGACTATCGGTCCCTCACTGAGGGCATCAATCACGCTCAGTTGTTGTGTGGACTTCAGATCGTCCTTCGCCTCACGTGGTGTATGCCCCTTCCCTCCACCTTTGCTCATTCTCCTGGCTCCATAAATAACAAAACCGCCGTAATGGCGGTCATGTGTATCAGCTCATGTTGTCATGATTATCACTGCCGGATGACGACAGACGGTCTGGTAATCCCGCCGTCCTGCCGCGACGTGGTGTTTGCCTGTAACGGGGAGCCGATCACCACAACTTTTCCCGACGTGCTCTCATCCCGGGTACTCATCATCTGCGATATCACCCGTGACCCGATTTTCATTTCACCGTACAACACCGGCACCGGGTTCCCCTGGGCCACCATATTTTCCTGGGAAGAAAAGTACGTGTTCTGTTTCCCGTTATCTGTCTGACCCACCGTTGGTGTTTTGGGTACAGGTGTCAGCATCTGCGCCACACCACCCAGCGCCATACTGGTTCCTGCGGAAAACAATACTGCCGCCGCTACAGCATTCAGACCGGGAATAAATGACGCGCCAATCAGCGCTGCCCCGGCTACCACCTGCCAGATACCGTTTTTCGCTCCCGCCATACGCGGTACAATATGAACCACTGCCCCCGGCGGTAACGATTCGTTCAGTCTGGCAGTAAGGGTATCCGGCGCCATATCGCTCCCGGCAATCCGGACCTGATACCAGCCTCATTCATTCGCTGCCGGAATCCGGGGAGTTGTATCGCCAGCGCATGTATGCCTTCCGCCGCTGTCTTTATGCTGAGGCTGATGCGCTTTCCAAATCGTTGTAAATCCCCGTAAAGGCAGATTCGCACCATTGCCGGTGCCGCCATATTGAGTGTGTCCGTCGTTGCCATTTGTCGTTATACCCCTCTCGTTTACTCAACTGCTCCGGAATATGGTGCAACAGTTCACCGTTGCCGCAGTAAATCGCCGCATGATTGGGCGTCGGTGAACCAAAACAGCAAATCAGCACGTCGCCGGGCTGCGCATCCTCCGGATTCACCCGGTAAAATCCCGCCGCCTCCAGGTGATCCAGATAGAGGCTTTTACCCTGACTCCACCAGTCATCTTCCCTATCGAAATCCGGCATATCAATCCCGGCCAGATGGTAGGCATCACGAAACAGCGTGTAGCAGTCCGTCACGCCATGCTCAAACTGCCGCCCGGTCAGGTGTGGCACGCAGCGGAATTTATGTATCCTGTTATCACGGACCAGCCACCAGTCCAGCCCGCTTTGTATCTGGAGGGTACGATCCGCACTGCTGAGACAGGGCTTACCGTCAGGATGGCTGTGTACCAGCGCCACGATGTCGCCGCGGTTCCGGGCATTCAGGTAATCCTCCGGGGATATACGAAAATACATCGTGGGTTCAGCAGACAGATTTTCACACGGAAAATACCGCTCTCCCTGTGCCGTTCTGACCACATAACCGCACGATTCCGCAGGCGCACACTGTCGGGCATGTGCCAGAATGTCATCGTTAATCATGGGAACCTGTTAAGACAGTTTGTTGATGGAAGCGAAAAATCCGGCATTCACCAGATTGTTACGCATTTCACAGCCTTTCATGCAGTGGCTGCATTTATCCTTTTTCGGGTCTGAGGTGGGCTTATCGAACTCATCGGCCACGGGCGGGCCGTCGTATCCGCAGTTTTCATCCCGGTAATCCCACGGACAGGAGTCCGCTAGCATGGTACGCCCCGGCACCACAGAACCGTCGGTTTCTGCCGGTGATGCCAGAATAATGGTAGCAGTTGATGAATCCAGTTCTGACAACTGCTCCACGTTATAGCGCGCTACCGCCTCCTGCTCCGGGTCAGCGCCCGGATTGCCGTTACTGAAATTCACCGCATCAAGAAACTTGCTGTAAACCTGATGCCTTACCACTGACGCGCCGACGAGACTTTGCAAATCCTCCGCCATTCCCGTGACCAGACCAAAGAGATTGGCAACAACGAGGTTCGGGCGGGGAGATGCGCCTTTCCCGTTCATCTCAAAATCCTGTACCTGTATCGGGTACGGTTCGTACTGCCTCCCCTGCCAGGTTAACGGCTCGCCTTTTTCGTTCGGTTCGTTACAGAAGAAAAAGCGCTCACCGCCAATCGCGGTTAAATCAAATTCCCACAAATCCACCTTCGCGGACTGCTCCGCTTTGGTGGTCTCGCTCAGGGTTTCCTGTGGTATATCCTGCATATATGAGAGATCCTTTATTATTTATCTTGCAAAAATATTCCTTCTTTTATTAATGGTATTTACGATACAACCAAAAAACGAGGTAACTAATGAAATACACAATATTGTCGCTGGTAGCTGGTGCGCTCATCAGTTGTTCAGCAATGGCAGAGAATACCCTGACTGTAAAGATGAACGATGCCCTGTCCAGCGGAACAGGAGAAAACATAGGTGAAATCACAGTTTCAGAGACACCTTACGGTCTGCTTTTCACTCCTCACCTAAATGGTCTTACGCCAGGAATTCACGGCTTCCATGTCCACACAAACCCAAGTTGTATGCCGGGAATGAAAGACGGTAAAGAGGTTCCGGCGCTCATGGCCGGAGGACATCTTGACCCCGAAAAAACCGGGAAACATCTTGGCCCATATAATGACAAAGGGCATTTGGGGGATCTGCCTGGACTGGTTGTCAATGCAGATGGTACAGCCACGTATCCGTTACTGGCACCACGCCTTAAATCACTGTCAGAACTGAAAGGTCACTCATTGATGATCCATAAAGGCGGTGACAATTACTCCGATAAACCTGCTCCACTGGGTGGTGGCGGTGCACGTTTTGCCTGTGGTGTCATTGAGAAATAACAGCAACATAGCCATATCGTCATAATTTCGTTTTACCCATAAAAAAGCCCTCTCACTGGAGGGCATTAAATCTGTATCGATGTTAAAGGTCAGAAGCTGTAACCTACGCCAAGCACCCAGGTTCCAGCTTTGACGTCACTGTCAGCATCAGTGGAAAAACTTGTATGCTCATAAGACGCATTAACGGCAATATTTTCAACCGGGTTAAGCTGAATACCTGCCCCATAAGCAAAGGCGGTTTTATTGTCAGAATTTCCCCAGTTATCCTTAATATGTCCGTTTGCTGCACCAATCATCACGTAAGCATTCAGATAGTCGTTAAAACGGTATGAAGGACCAACAAGAAGGGAGGTATAATCAGCATCACCTACCTTATACCCATAGTTATTAACATCAGCCGAGGTGTATGTAACTGAACCCATCGCCCCGAATCCACTGTCCAGATCTTCCCAGTTATATTTGATGTTGGCACCGTTCGCATTACCGGAAAGCCAGCCGCTTAAATCTGTGTAGGCATATCCAATTGAAACGGTATTTTTATACCCTGCTGCGTTAGCCACGCCGATGCTACCTAACGCCAGACCAACTAAAACCGCCACGGCAATCTTTTCCATAACATTTCCTTTTTTGATTATTGACTGTGCGGGCTCAGTGAAACAGCAGCAGGTTAGAAAGTTCAATCATATTTATCGATCGTTTCGATCAAAAATACTAAGAAATAACCTGCTCAAATGTCGCGGTGAATGTTGTTTTCAGCAATCCCGCTTTCACACTCCATTTCCGGCAGACAACCTTAATCTGCCGGTATCCGTAAGGCGGAGTCCACAAAAACGCCTTCACACCGTTATGCTGTGACAAAAAGCCCTCCAGTGCCGGACCATCCTCCCGGTCAACGCGGATAGTCACACTGTATTTTTTCAGGTCATTATTGATCCCGGATGCACGCCGCTGCTCGTAGCCATCACCGAACCTCACCACCGACACCTGTGGTTCCGAATCCACCCCCATGTCCGGGTCAACTTTCCAGTGAAAGGTTTTCATCATCGATATGCCCCGCTCAGCCTGCCGCCGTCACGCCCCTGCTGCTGCACGAAATCAGCCGCCGCCTTTTTACCCAGATCATAAACCGCCTTCAGCGCCTGCGGCGTCAGCTCCGGCCCCGTGTTGCTGATTGCAATATGATACTGCGGCGCAAACATCGCCATCCCTCCGGAACCTGCTGCCACAACCCCCAGCTTACCGTCAGTACCGCGACGAAGCGGCAGTATAGCCTCCGGACCGGCCTCTCCCATTACTGCCGCCCCTCTGGCAAATGCAAAGAACGTCGGTCTGTTAACAATACTGCCGCTGTACTGACTGAGTCCTGCTGAGCGGTACACGCCGCCGTCCGCATTTGGAATGACCGACAGCGCCGCTGAACTGTATGCCCCGGATGGTGTACTTCCGCCTGCTGATGCGCCAAAGCCGAACATACCCAGTACTGAACCCAACAGTTTAGAAGCCGCAATACGTGCCTCCATTTTTGCCAGGTCAGCCAGGATGGAGACCGTCAGGCTCCGGAAACTGCCCTTTCCGGTCACGGAAAAATTCGCGATACTGTCCGCCATGCCGTTAAATGCGTTTGTGAAAACGTTCTCCGTCATGCCTGCCACGTTGCCCCCCTGCGCCAGAAAGTTATCCAGCGCCCGCGACGCGCCCTGCGTCCAGTCTCCCTGCGCAGCATCCACTTTCGCGTTATAATCCGCCCACTCAGCCAGTCGGCGATCGAGACTGGCCTGAAGTTCCTGCTCCGCCTGACGGTATTCGTCAGAACCGTATGTCCCTTTTGCCTTGCTGTCGCGCTTAAGCTGCTCCAGTTGTTCCTGGTAGTGCTGTTGAATTTTCAGATGCTCTTCGTACCGGCCACGTTGCTGATCGCCCATACCCATTGTGGCCAGCGCCAGTGCGTGCTGCTGCCTGACGCGGGATTCTTCGTCAGCGAGCTGGCTGGTTAATGTGAGCGTCTTTTTCTTCAGTTCATTAAAGGCATTCTGGTGTTGCAAATCCTGTTGTGAGATATCCAGCTTCTGTAGCGCAAGCGCTATTTCATCCTTATGTGCCAGTACGCTTTGTTCATCCGCCGTCAGTTTTTTACCGGACAAATCAGCGATGCGCTGCTGAAATGACAAAAGCTGCTTATGCGCTTCCGTCATTTTTCGGTCGTGGAAAGCTTCGCGGCGGCAATCAGCCCTTCAGTCTGCGCCTGTTGCTGGCTGTACTGCAAAAGCAGTCGCCCGGCCTCGTCGTTGTGGTAAGCCTTTGGCTTTTCCTTCTGCCGTGCCATTGCTTTTTTATGGCGTTCGTTTTCACGCTCCAGCGCGGCATTGCGTACCGCAGCATCGGCATACTGCATGGCGGTAATGCGCGCCACCTCCCGTTGATGCCGCAGGGATTCAGTTTCATTATCCCGGTTCAGCGCGGCGTTCTGCTCGTTCCGACGTTTCTGCGTTTCCTGATAATTACGCTCTGCCTGCGCCTTCGCATCCAGCAGGTCCTTCTGGCGTTTCTGTTCCTGAAGTTCGTTCAGCTGCTGCTGATCGTATTCAGTCTGGGAGGAAGACACCGTCCAGGGCGTTTTTCTGCCGCGCGCGATTTTTTCCTGCAGTGTCGCGATCTTTTCATCGAGCGTGTCTTCCCGCCCGATATCCAGCATCCGATCCCATGCCCACTTCGCCGCATCACCGACAGCATTCCATGCTCTTTCAATCCAGCCCAGATTGTCGTGTACGTCCCCCATCCGCTTATTCATTTCTTCCGAATACGCGGACATGGCAATTTTCGCGGCATCAGCCACTCTTCCTGCTCGCCCAGTACCCTGATTTGTTCAAGCTGGGTGGCGGTCAGAAAATGCAGTGTCCTGTCCAGTTCTTTCGCCGCATTCACCGGATCATCCCGCAGGCGTTTAAACTGGCGGATGGTTTCATCCACTGATTGTCCCACGTTTTCCTGCATTCTGGTCGCGGTACGGGATACCATTGCCACTGCCTGCCCGGTAAACGCTCCGCTACCGACCACCTGTGCCAGCACGCCTGCAGCATCGTGCTGCGTGACGCCATTTCCGGCGAGCGACTTCGCCATCGCATTAAGCTGGCCTGTGGTTTTTCCGGCATAACTCCCGGTCAGAATAAGCTGTTTATTGAACTCCTCACTTTCTTTCGCCCCCTCATAGTACGCCTTACCCAGTCCGTAAACCGCCGCAGCCACACCGCCAACCAGCCCGCCGAGCATCATGCCCTTCGGCGACATCAGTTGCTCAATCCACCCGGCCCGGTTGGCCAGCGTGATACCGGAACCGCGAAGGGCGCCAAAATTTCCCCGTGCCAGTTCACCAATCAGTACGCCTATCTCGCGGCGCGCCATTGCTGATTTCAGTCCCAGTGCATGAGTGGATTTTGTTGCGGTATCCAGTTTGCGGATATAGACATCGGCGGCACTGCTAACCCCCAGTTCAGCCGCCTTCACCCGCAGCAACTCAGTACGGGAGAGGCCCTGTACCGCCGTCTGCTCTTTCAGTCGACGTATAAACTGTGCTTTTTTCTGCGTGGCCAGCGCCTCCGCATCGGTAAGTTCGCGTGTCTTTGCAGCAGCTTCAGACACCAGCGCCAGATAATCGCCCTGTGAAATATCTCCGCGTCCTTTCGCCTGTCGTACCTGCGCCTGGATACGCTGTAACTCCTGCAGACCACCGCTTAACTGTTTTACACTGTCAATCTGACGGTAAAATGCCGCTGCGGCTGCATCCTGAGCCTGTGCAACCGCCGCTGCCTGCGCAGCTTCCGCCCTTAACTTCTGATTCAGGTCGACAGCCCTTTCTCTGGCCTCGTTCGCCTCACGCGCCAGTTGTGCCATAGCGTCACTCTGTGTGCGTGTGGCAACCTGTGATTGCGCCATAGCGGCACTGATACTTTTTGCCGATGCCGCCACACTTCTGGCGCTGGACTCCATACATCGCTTGATGCGTTTTTCAACGAGATCACTGCTGTCCACCAGCTTCCCCAGCCCGTTACTGGCAGTCTGAAGACCGGCGGCAACTTTAGCTGTATCAACATCCATGTTGATGACGATATCACCGACTTTCTGGCTCAAATCTCACTCCTCCCGGAATACCGACTGCCACTTCAAGCAGATCCTGCTCCGTCATGCTCTGTACCGCTCCGGGTAATGTCAGCAAACTGAAGTCCGCTGCATCGATTTCTTTCCCCGTCACCAGCATGAACACCTGCGCTTTCAGCGTGGAAAACTCCGCATCCAGCAGGGCATCACTGAAACTGTTTTCCCGAAAGAAATCAGCCCACTCACTAAGTTCAGTTGAACTCATTTCGTCCAGCATCCGGCGCCAGTCAGGCCGCCGGAACTCCCGGGCCAGTTGCCGGACAAAATGAAGCTCATTATTCAGGACTTTTCCGGCGTCATGTCCTCTGATTCATTACCTGAATCACTGGCGTTATCTTTCTTATCCGCAGACAGCCCGCTGAGCATCAGAACACTTTCTGCGCCTGCGTCCAGCGCCTCATACGACCACTTCGCCTGTACTGACTGATAAAGCGTGTCTGCATCCTGAGAAGAATCACCATTCAGAAGCGAGCGGGATACCAGCCAGGCATTAATTTCCAGTGCCATTTGCATATAAGCCACGCGCTTATCCGCTTCCGTCGCACCATCCATATCCGTGTCATATTTCGCAGTACGTTTCTGGATGAACTCCAGGTACTCAATACGTTGCAGGCCGGATAACTCGAACAATGCCACCGACGCATCCCCCCGGGTAAACGTCTCTTTCTTTAAAAACATGATTTATTCCTGAAAAAAATGCCCCAAAACAGGACGAGAGGTGGGTTATGCCTGAACAGTAATATCCGCAATAGCGGTAAAATTACCGTCTGTTGTCATGCCAATAATTTTCACTGTACCTGCCTTAACACCTTTTACAGTGGCAATATTTTCCGCCTGCGTGACGGTGGCTGTAGTCGGATCTGACGTTGCGATACGCAGTGATTTATCTGTCACGTTATCCGGTTTCACCGTGAACGTAACCGCTGTTGTGGCGCCGACCTTCACGGTGGCATTTGTCGGTTCCACTGTCAGTCCGGTAACACTAACCACTTCCGGTGCATCCTCTTCAGCAATGTACGGACGGCCCACACTGGTAATTTTTACTGTACGGGCGATCTCATCCTTACTCTGCACCGTTTTCCCCAGCGAGCTCACCCAGCCTCTGAACACATCAACAGTGCCGTTCGGATACTTGATCCGGAATCCGCGCTTCTGCCCGGTCGTGAACAGTTGAATAAGCTTTTTCTGTACGTCCTCACCTGGCTTCCACGCCAGCGTCACAGAAGTATCCCCGGCAGACTTCTGTCCCTGTGTGGTACTTTTCCAGTCAGCGTTCTCGTCATCAAGATAGTTATTATCTTCTGCATCTGCCGTCAGTTCTCCCGGCTGCAGGTCTTTTACGTTTGGCAGTCTCAGCCAGTTATTATCACTTAGCGGGCTGGCGAACGGATCACCCTCGCTGTTGTACATCCAGAATGTGGTATTTGCGCCTTTTACCGGCGCAAGTGGATTAGGAATTGTCGTGTCTGTCATTCTCTTTTCCTCTACATGGAATAGGTGATGTCGTAACTCAGATCGGCTGACCCCCACATCGCCATTTCATCGTCTCGCTGATAGTTATACCCCTGCGCCGACATTGTCCGGATGATGTCACCCAGTCCCGCCACGCTCCCCAGTGCCGGATACACCCTGTTCTCCATCTGTTCATCCAGGGCGCTGTCCGGTGCAGTGGCTTTCAGAAATACTTCCACATGTAGCACCGCGCTCCAGATATCACCGTCCACCTCAGTACCGGTATACTGAGCATCACTCAGGTACACCGCCACCGCAGGTAACTCATCCTCCTCCACCACGACCGGACGACCGTCAAAAAACGTGGTGGAGCCATCATCGGTCTTTTTTAATGCGGCAATAATGGCCTGCCGTACTGCACTGTGTCGGGTCATTTTTTAGTGAATCTCCTCAGTTCATAACTGATTTCATGCTTCAGCTCTTTGGGCATCTCCGTTTTCATCTGTAAAACAACCTGCGTGTTGAACGCATGGCGCAATGCATCAGCAACCGGGATTTTCACCACATTAAGTGGGTATCTTCCGGCACCGGAACGCTCAAATACCTGCCACCATCCGTTCGGAGCCTGCGCAATAAACCCCCGGTCAAAACGGTATTTTCCTATACGTAGCGGCTTACCTTTTCTCCCCCTCATCGGGGTTGATGGTGGCGAACTCAGTAACCTGATGGCAGTCAGCGGATCACAGTTCACATAAATGTTGGCAAAAGGCTTGTCCGCTCTGGCCAGCCTGACTCTGGCGCGACGTCTTACCGTTCTGACGGGAATACCCTGCCGTCGGTTGTCTCCGGCCACCACCAAAGCAGCAGCACTGCGAACTGACACGCTGACCACCCGTTTTGCCACCCGGTTAATGGCCCGAATTTTTGCCCGGGTCACATATCCACGATCAATTTCTTTAAGTACTGAAATGGCCTCTTTAAGCCCCTTTACCTCCATTGTTCTCCTCCAGAGTCAGTTGTGGCTTACCGTTAAAACGCCGGATACGGGTCACGGTAAACTCACTGCCCCGCAGTACCACCCTGTCTCCCCGGCGCGGGATAACGTTGCCTGAAAACACCACTACGTTTTTTCCGTTTCCTTCAACAGGCCCCAGTTCAGCCAGAAAATCAGACTCCACCACTATGCAGTCAGTCCCGTTGATGTTGACCTTCATGCCGAAGCGTTCTGCGATAAGTGCATCCATGCGCCTTTTCATCCCGTCAAAAAGGTCAGCCATTAATTTTTACCGGAACGGTTTCATCACCGTTTGCCGCTGGCGCCCATACCACCCCGACATACGGCAGGCTGCCGGTTGCATCCGTCTGAACCACGTTATCCTTCAGATACACTTTTTTCCCGACGGCAATATCCTCTGTTGTCAGTTTTGGTATGCTGAATACCCCTTCTGCGATGCCGGTTCCGGCGCTCCCGGCGGCAATATCGGTAACAGCCACAGCGAACATATCGCCGACCTGTACCAGATCTCCGCTCTTTAGTGACGTGGTCGCCACAATTTCAATCGTTTTGCCGTCTTCCACGTAATTCTTAGCCACGGTTATTCTCCTTTCCGGCACGCCGTGCCGGATTTCAGGTATAAAAAAAGCCCGTCAGGGCCGTATCGCTTAATGTCTGCTTTTAGTGGGTTATACGGTGCATTTCACCATACCGCGATAATCCACCGGCGCAACGCCCGCATCAATACGAACTTTCGTGGTTACGCCATCCACCGTGAATCCTTCCTGCTGGTCGATATACGGCTCATCCACGCCGTTAAGGTAAGCCACCTCAACGGTATCGCTGCCTTTTGCTGCAGTAAGATAGAAAGTGGACTGACTGGCGTCATCAAGACGAGGCTCCGCGATCACCGTGGCGAAATCTTTCACCGGGTTAATGATCCCGGCGTTAATATCCGCCCCCTTGACACTGACAGATTTAATCACCTGATTTGACACAGACTCCAGCGCCGTCGGCACCAGTACAAATGCCGGACGGATATTGAGGTGGCGATCGCCCTCTTTCTGCATCCGCATTAGCTGGCGCGCTTTATCCAGGGACGCCACATCCATAACGGCTTTTTCAAGGACGTTTGCGTGTTTCGTCTTGTCAAACAGCGCCACATTATCACTGGACAGTTTCTGGTTACTGATGAGAACGTCATAAACCAGATCGGCAATGGTGGCTTTTGCCGCACGTCCCAGCTTCATCGGGACATCCGTCAGCATATTCATATCATCATTGATGATGGCCTGGCGGGTAATGCTGAACAGCTCCCCATAGGTGGCGAGCGCAATGGTCGCCTGTTTATCCCCTGTGGTGACGTATTTGTATTCCGCTCCTTCACGAACCTGACGCAGTGAACTGAATCCCCCCATACCCACACGGTGCGCAATCCTGAAATCAGACAACTGTCCTTTTTTGGTCCAGGCATCGAAGGTTTCCGGCGCTTCCTGCCAGCCCTGCAGAATGGACTTGTTTGCAACATCCAGCAGAATGTTACCGAAATCGGAGGTGCTGTGCGTAAATGCCATGCCGATCATCTGCATGGGATTCATGCTGGACACGCCTGTACCCCTCGCCACCAGCGAAATTCGCGCCAGTTCACGCAGGGTCATACAGTTGTACGGGTTATCCTTCTGCGCTTCTTCATAGCCTGCGCGGGCCATCACGGCAGCGCGAACGGCGTCGCCGGTAATATTACCGTTTCCGGTATACATCCCGGCATGAAACTCTGCGCGATTCTGCGGACCATTCAGCTGGTTAGTCGGCGTAATACCTTTCGCCATCTCGGCCAACAGTCTGTCCTTCGCCATTTCCAGAGAGCAATCCACATCAGCAATGCACTCTGCCATCAGCGAGGCATAACGATCGCCGGAAAGTGAAAACACATTCTGAATGCCGGTGATACGGTTACGCTGTTCTTCCTGCAGGCGTGCGCGAATGGCATTTTCATCTACAGCCGGCGACTGAGCCTGCGACTGAATCTGTGACTCAGGGGCTTTTGCCTGTGGCTGCGGTTGCGCGCCTGCATTGCCCTGCGGGGCGATAATCATACCTTTAATGCTCTGTGGCATATGCTCAAACTCCTCAACACGTTTTGAATGAATACAGGCCATTGCTTTTACAGGCTGTATCAGTTTGTCGGCAAACCCTTCACTGACGCACTCCGCGCCGCTCATCCAGGTCTCCTTTGCCAGCATGGCAGCAATATCTTCAGGCGTTTTTCCAGTTTTTTCGGTATAGATGGGGATAATGACGCTTTCGATCTTGTCAAGCAGGTCAGCATATTCCCGGATATCCTCCGCCTCCCCCCCGCCACTCCGCGCGGCTTATGAATCATCATCATGGCGTTTTCCGGCATAATGATGGGATTACCTACCATCGCAATAGCGGATGCCATTGAGCAGGCCATTCCATCGATATACACCGTTTTTTGCGCCGGATGATTTTTCAGCAGGTTATAAATGGCTATTCCGTCCAGTACTGCTCCGCCAGGTGAATGAATATGCAGATTTATCCGGTTAATCTGTCCCAGTGCAGCCAGTTCTTCTGCAAACCAGCGAGCCGAAATTCCCCATCCACCAATCTCGTCATAAATGCGGACCTCCGCCGTGTTATTGACTGCAGCCCTGATGGAATACCAGCTATTACTGCTTCCCTCCCCGCGTTCGTTCCCTGTGGTCATCACCGGCGGCATTTTTATCGCCGCCACTGTTGTCTTCACTTCCGGCATTATCCTGTTCCCCCGGGTCATGTGCCGGGTCAGTATCAAATACCAGTCCCAGCTTACGGTTTTCGTCAATTTCCGCCTTACGGCGGCGTTTCACTTCAGCAGGTGCGCCGCCACGGGCACGCACCCAGTCACTCTCTGTTGCCGCCCCGCCGCGTATCAGCACCCGCCAGGCATTCGCCTCTTTCAGCGGATCTATCCACGGCATAACCGGACCGGAATACACGGCATTAAACAGGGTCCCCATGTCCGTGTCCGTCGGCACATCTATCACACCCGCCGTAATCGCCGTCGCCAGCCATCGCCGGTAAACCGGGCGACTGACGGCAGCAATAAAATTATCCTGTAGAATGGTGTATCCCTCCTGAGCCTCCACCAGCTCCTGACGCTGGGCGCTGTAGGTGCCGTCGTAGTTTCTGGCAATAGAAGAAAAACTTCCGCGTACACCTGCGGCAACCGCTCGCAGTTGCCCCATACGGAAAGACTCCAGGTTGGCATTTGGCCTGTCAGATTTGATGGTGCCGATATCCTCTCCCGGCAACAGGTCTTTCAGAATGGTGCCGGGTTCAATATCCAGATCGCGGTCTTTATCCGCATAATCTGGCGCGTCACCATCCTGTACCATTGCGTCACTGCGCCGGATAAACATGGCAAAAGCCGCCGAAATACGCGCGGCCAGCCTTTCACTGTCCTCATACTCCTTCAGATCCAGCAGCCGGATAATAACCGGCGCCAGCAATGTGACGCCCCGCGCCTGATTCAGGCGACGGGTGAATTTAAGATGCAGCATATTTTCTGCATCGATAAGCTTGGTGGCCACCATAGCGGTGGCAAATCCCGGCCAGGATTTACAGACGATGTAACTTTTTGGCCTTTGCCAGTCGTTAAAATAGATCCCCTGAATCAGATTATTTGTACTGTCCGTCTGTTCCATCGGGACATAATCCGGTTCCATCGCCTCAAGCCAGAACGGTACGCCCGCCACCGGCTCAAGCCCCGGCATTTTTCCCGCCACCATCTGGGAGAACACCTCCCCGTCCCGCAACCATGTGCGTAACAAAAGGCGCTCCAGTACCGGGCGCGTATATTGTCCGGTCACGTCCGGCGACACGGACCACTCTGCCCATCTGGCGTGGATTTGTTCCGCCAGCGCGTTATTCAGCGTTCCGGCCACCGTCAGTGGTTGTGGCTCAACGATGATCCCCTTAGCCCCGATAACGCGCTCTTCCATCTTATCGAGCGCCCCCACCACCAGATCGTGATTGTTATCGAACCAGCGGGCCTGCTCCCGCAGGGACTTTCCGGCAATCTGGTTTAGTTGATTGGCGTTGCGGTTTTCACGCTTAATTTTATGTGTCCGGGTGGGTATTGCAGCCTCGTAAGCTTTTATTACTGCCCGCGATCGGAGTCTTGATACAGCCCATCCCGGCGACATCATGCTGATAGCTTTATCGATAAAATTCATGACAACCTCGCCCGGGTGAAAAGCCGTCGCGGATTATTTAACCGCTGTAACCTGTCTTCAATCTCGCGGCGCCCCTTCCTGATTTCCTCCAGGCTTTCCATTGTCATTGACTGACCGTTAAGCATGATGGACTTGCCTTTCAGTACAGCAAGCTCGGCCTCCAGATAGGCGTTGTACAACTCCTGTAGCCCTGCCCTGGTCATAACCACCCTCCTCCGGAACCACCGCCCCAGGCGGGTAAAATTTTTTTCTTCCTGGCTTTCACGGCTTTCTCTCCTCCTTCGTGTTGCCCCTGCTGGCGAACCTCAACAGGCTGCGTGGTTTTTGCGGCGTCTTTTTCCGGTAAGCGAGCCCATCCTGGTGGTTTTTCCCAGTTGATTCGCTCATAGCCACGGAGAATAGCCAGCGCGTGGGCGTAACACATCAGATCGAGCGCCTCGTTATTACCGCGTCCCGGTTTTTTCCACTTTCCGTCTGCGCTGCGCTCTTCATAGGTCAGTTCCTCGTAGAACCACGGCCCCAGCCAGTCAGGAAAATGAATGTAATTCGCCCCCGGCTCCTCACGCTCCAGTGCGGCAGCTACCCTGTCTTTCAGGGCATTGGTCTGTAACAGATACAACGGCACATCCCCCCTGGCTTTTGCCCGACGTTCTGAGCGTTCGGTGTTATCGGGATAGGTTTTGGTGATCAGCTTCTCGCGTCGGGTACTGTCTCCCTTGAACAGATAAACGCGCCCGGCAACGCCTTTTCGCTTACACCTTCGCCAGAACGCGTAGGCATTATCGGTAACACCGTCTTCACCACCTGAGTCCACCGCCATTGCCAGTACCGGCATAAACTGTTCAGGATCTGCCGCCAGCGGATACGTCTTTTCCAGCACATCCGTTCTCAGCAAATCCCAGTCTTCCGGTCTTGCAGCCGGATTGACAGGCTGGCTTTCGCCATCCTCATTCACTCTCAGGGAATAACGGATGTTGTAGCGGTCAATGATCCAGCGTTCACCATATGCGCCATAGCCCACTACCTGGACCACAAAGCGCCGCTTTTTACCGCCCTGTACGTCAACGGTTGCCACAATAAAACGCACCCCGTCAGGAACGGTACGTTTTGATACGTCCTCAGCGCGTGCCATCAGCGCGTCACCGCTGCGTGCCTCCAGCGAGCGACGGGACTGATAGGGTAATCCCCAGTCCGTATTGATGACGGCTTTCAGGGTTTCCTCGCTGCCGGTTCGTTCGTATTCCTCTTCGGCGGTCAGCAGCTTGTAAACCAGTTGCGCCCAGGTCTGATAAGCCGCCGCCGGTCCCTCCATCCAGAAACTGGCGATACGTGAGCGGCGGGCTTCGCCGGTAATATTGCCGTCGCGGTCAATGTGCTGACCTTCCCGCAACCAGACGCCACGATTATTCAGCTCACGCTTCTGCTGTGGTTCAGTCAACTTATGGCAGTGTGGGCACTGAATCCGCGCTGCTTCACTGGCCTCCATAGGGTCGGCAATATGGCGATAGCCGGTCATATTCGCCATTGATGGCTGAAAATATTCGCCACAATGCGGACACGGCCAGTACCAGCGACGACGATCGCCACGGTTGTACAGGGAAAGTATTCCTGTGGTCGGCGGTGCTTCGTGCGGTAATGACGGTTTCCATCTGGTATCGGTAATTTCCCGCCCCGGCGAGCTCTCCACCAGTGTCATACCCAGCGACATAAACGTTGTGGTACGCTTCGACGCCAGCGAGAATGCATCCCCCTCACCATCAACATCTTCGGGGAACCGATCGTAGTCAGTCAGCGCCACACATTTAAAATCCGAAGACGAAAAAACATTGATTGATGGCCAGCCAATTTTCAGAAACGAGCCATCACGAAACGTTTTATCATGCACATTATTATCGTTACGGTGAGGGCTGAGTCTTCTTGCTATCGCCGGACTGTGGCGAAACATCTTTGCCAGACGCCGCTTTGAGTGCTCCTGCGCCTTGTCCTGAGTCATCTGAACCACCAGCATGTCAGACGGATCGCAGACAATATTGTAGGAAATCCAGCCGTCAATCAGCCCCAGCGTCTTACCGGTTCTTGCCGGGGCGACAAATACCACGGCATCGTAGCTGCGTGATGACAGGCAGTTCATGGCTTCCACCACATAGGGGGTCAGGGTGGATTCCCATGCCACAGAATTTCCCGCATCGCGTGTACGCGCATATATTTTCTGACCGCATCCGATATCTTCATCCTGCGCGGCGGCCTGAACATCGATGAGATATCACATCCGGCAACAACAGCAGAGGCTAAACTATTCCTGCTCTTCCTCTTGCCCTTCGTCACCGTTGTCATCATCATCTCCGTTTATAGCATCCGCGCAGGCCTGGTATGTCATGCTGGCCAGATCTTCCCTGAGTTGATCAATAATTTTTTGCGTCATTTCCAGCGCATCAGGCGGCAATGCCGCATCCCTTTCCAGTAAGTCCGGCAGTATCTCCAGTGTCTTGACGACCGTTTTTGCCATGACAGCATAAACGCTCAGCACCTCGCTGGCCGGGATCAGAGTTCTCATCTCCTTTTCCAGCTCAATACGCGTCATTTCCGACTGAAACCATGCCCGTCGATCTGAGGGTTTCATCTTATTGTGGTCATTCTCCCCGGTAACAGCCGGCATCGTCATCATGGCGGTCAGAATATCCACCAGCCGGTAGATTTTCAGGTTACTACCGTTCCCACCTGAGGTTTTTACGCCCTTCAGCCTGCTGGCGATGGTCTGTCGGTGTGCACCAGTGATGGCCGAAAGCTGTGTGATGTTTAATTCGAGGCTTTTAATTTCCTGATCCACAGTCGTGCTCTTTTCCTGTATACGGTGAAAATGGCGTTCAGTGTCGAACAAAAAACGTACCACTTCGACACTGAAAACAGTAAATGTATTGATTTTTAAGGTTATTTTTCAGTGCTGACAGAGACTAAAAAATCAAAAATCAGCCGATTCCCGCGAGCCCGAAGCCACCCGTGGCGCACCCTGCCCAGGAGTACCTTTTTGATATAGTCACTATTTATTATTATTTTTTCCTGCATTACTGTGGCATTGGGTACGAATGTACGCCTGCGCCCCTTCGAGTTGCTTTTGCATCGTCTTTACTCGCTCTCTGAGGGTGAAATAATCCCGTTGAGCGGAGTCTGCCAGTCTGGGGCTGGCTGCATTATCCACGCGGGCGGTGGAGGTGGATTTACCTGTCGGCACTGTGGGGCATGTTGCGTTGACGAGCAGGCGACGACGGCCAGCGGCAACATCATCGCGCAAAGCATCATTCTCAGATTTCGCATCAGCTAATTCCTTTGTGTATTTTGCATCGAGGGCGGCGACGTCACGCTGGCGCTTCGTCATGTCAGTAATTGTCGCGTTCGCCAGCGCCAGCTTATGAGTAACGGTGTCGCGCTGCTCTTTGTACTTCACCGCGTTACCGTGGTAGTGGTCAGTGGCCCATGCCAGCGCTGCGATCACTATCAGCAACGAGACTATTACGCCGGTGGTTATACGATTCATGTCACCACCAACGGATTTGTCCTATCAGATAGCCAATAGCGGCGACAAACAGTACCAGCCAGATCAGGACAAATTTCCAGTTTGGTAATTGCTCAATCATTAGTCGCAACTCCCTAATCAGTTTGCTAATATCAATCACAGGTTCTCCCTTGCCTTCATCAAGGTGCAGAAACAGAAAACCCCGACTGTTTGCAGCAATCGGGGTTTTCGCTTTTATATCCTTCGTAAATCAGAAATCGGCAGATTTTGTGTTATCCGCGTCCGTGGCGCCATGTCATTTTTGGTGAATTACTCCGCTGACAACAATTTATTGTTCAATACCCCAGCACGCCAGCGCCGATTCCTGGTCGCGTCGTATCACCTGGCCGTAACACTGATTTTCCCTGTTGTGGCAGTCTTTGCCGCCGTCATATATCCAACGGCGGATTTCTGCACACGCTCCCTTACGATCTCCTGCGTTGAGCTTCCGGTAAAACGTGGACGGAAAACATTTACCGGGACCGATGTTATACGGACAGAACGACGCAATACCGGTTTTCTGCGGTTCAGTCAGCGGTATATGAACATGTTTATTTACCCATGACAGCGCTTTATCCCGCTCGATGGCGTTGTAATGGTCGCACTGGCTTTGTGTCAGTCGCTGGCCTTTCACGACGGGTTTACCATCGATACGGGTCACGCCACGGCATACTGACCAGACGCCGCCGTTATCACGAACGGCCACCAGCGTATTTCCTTCCCGCTCCTGTAAAAACTGGTCGAGTAGCTGCGGTGCGCTGGCACCGGCGGCAATCAGCGCCAGCATGGCGGCGGAAAGACCGTATTTAACTTTTGTCCTGACCGCCATTACTGCCCTCCGGCATTTCAGATACCGCCAGCATTTTTAACGTGCTGTCATGGTCGTTTTTTTCCAGAATCCGGGCGATTAGCCTGTTACGCTCTTCCATCGCGGCAGCCTGTCTTGCCTGAGCCTGCTCTGATTTCTTTTTGTAATGCTTATTAACCAGAAACGTACCAATACCCAGAACAATACCTATCAGCGCGCCATAGTCGTTTAACGTCCACTGGGCGCATATGCCGCTGATTAATGCCCAGATGTAGGCCAGCCATGTCGTATGTTTATCCATTGTCATAACTTCCCCTGTCCGGGAAATGGACTACCCGGATGTCGGTAAGTGGAAAAAGAAAGGCCGCGCAATAGCGCAGCCTTGTGATGGGTGCGGGAGCCAATCCCCGCTACGTGGCAGTGGTATACAGAAAATCAGGGGTATGATTTACGCAGCTAATATTTCAAGCCGTCTTCCAAGCGCCGCCAGCGCGTTCTATATCTAAGCTGGTGGTTGTAACGGCCCCGACAGTACTTCTGCTTCACCGTTATGGCAGATATCATCGCCCCTTGTCAGATGCCAGACACCGACAATAAGCTGTCCTGATTCCAGATCGTCAACTGTGTCATTCGTATAGTATGCCACCTGAACAACACCGTTATGCTGAATCCAGTAATACCCTTCTTTCATTCACACCTCCGCAAGACTAAGCAAATAGTATAGGGCGAAGCAGAAAATGCCGCGGTGCAAGAAACCACAACTCAAATCCTGTTGTACAGGCTGCTCTTTCCAGTCATAGCCTCACCACCGATAGCTCAGATGGCGCAGTGTGTGATGAAAAGGGTCAGGCTTCACGGGCTGGATTTATCAACAAAACACGTAGCGGATGGTGCCCGGTGCCTGAAAAAGAAAAAGGCCACCGAAGCGACCTAATGAAATTGGTAATGTGGATACTGCCAAGTTAAATCCGTTAAAGCCTATTAAGAGATTCAGCCTGTATTTCTTGAAGTACCGCTGCCGGCGAATCAGCCTGTACGATTCCCGAGAAGACACAATCTGGATCATTAATCATGTGCCTGGACTTCGCTCTCTTTGCCTCATTCCGGTCCGAAAACTCCTCGGAAACATTTAAATGCTTACCCGATGACATCCCTTTCGGCTTGTATTGAAAAACGTAATAGAACCCCATATCGCCCTCCCCCTGTGATTTGACACCAAGGGAATATACCACCAAAAAACAAAAACCCCGCCGAGGCGAGGTTCTTAATTCTTGTAACGTCACAGGCATAATAACCCATCGTTGGAATCAGATTAGCCATTTTCCGTTAATTTTGCAATAGCTAAATTATTTTGGTCATCGAGTCACGTTTCCCAGAACCTTTTCTGCATACGATTCCTCAATATGGCAATGCTCCACCAGCCGATCGAAAAACAGTTTATAGTTGTACCGCCATACCATTTCCGTTACTCCTAGTGCTTTAAAAATCTCGGTATCTTTGAGACGTGGGTAGCCTCTTCCCTTGCATCTTGGGCATTTTTTATAAACCGGCACGCCCTGCAACTCAGATTTTTTCTTATCGAGAATTTCTCCGCGTCCCCGGCAACGACATTCATTTTTCACATGGCCTTTGCCATCACACGCCTTACACACTACGCGCACCTGCTCACGAACTGATTTCCACACCTCCCAGTCGGACGGAGAAATACCTTTCGTATCTTTTACCCATTTTGGTGGCTTACCATCCGGGTAGGTAACCTTGTTCGTGAAAACCTCAGCATCAATTAATTTAGCACCATGACAGCTACTGCACGTCACCAGGCTGGCCGCGCTGAGGGAATAATCGCGAAATACATAACGCGCCATAGTGTCGAGAAATTTTGAACGCTTACCCTCTTCCATTTTCCGTAATGCCCCATGCCGTTCTGCACGCTGCTCTGCTAATAGCCTGATATAGGCGATGATATTTTCAGAAGATAAAACCCCAGCTTTTGCAAGATACAATTCAATACCCACTGCGGCTTTTGCAGTAAGTAGCCCGAGGGATGCCATTACGTCAGTAATAGTCAGCGTATCAGACGTTATTCCGCATGGTACTGCGCCGGGCATCATGGATTTAGGTGAAAAATATTTCGGTAAGGACTCAAGATTCATTTCGATGCTCCCGTTTTGCTTCAATGCGGACGTAATTACGAAGAATGCGGTATGCCACAGGAAAAGATCCCCGGTATCGATAAATTCGGAGACGCAACCAGCGCATGCGGAGTATCTCGATCAGTTCTGGTTTCATGCGGCCTCCAGCTTTTTTAGCGCACGCAGATCCGCCAGAGCCGCGAGCCTGATTTCCTTCAGCTCCTCGACCGTCCAGCGGTGCGGGGTGTTATTGTTCTCGAGTGCCAGCACCGCCGCCTCACCGTAACGCTCAACCAGCGCGGCACGATATGCTTCGATGTTCCCTGATTTGTAGACGTTGCAGACATCACACTGAAGATGGATGTTGAAGCGAGTAAAGCGCAGATGCCCGGCGGCGCGTTCTTTTTCTCAGCGGCGCGCTGAAGGGATTGCGCCTTACGTTGCGCGGCTTCGCGAGCTTTTCTGGTCTGTTCTTTGCCGACGGCGCTGGCGCACTGGTACGAGCAAACGATCTGCCCCTCGCGTATAGGGTGAAACCACTGGCGGCATTCTTTGTTTGCGCACTTACGGCGCGGTAATTTAGCCATGTTCACCCCCAGACCTTTTGGCGTAAGGATTTTGGCGTCCGCACCCGGTGTGCATATTCAGGTAATTTAGCGCTGACAGTCCAGGTAATGAAGTCAGGGTTCAGGCTCTTTTCTGTCCTTACGCCCCGCTTCTGATAATCCGATATCAGCGTGTCGACCTGCTCGGTTGTGCAGTCATGATGATGGAACCAGGAGTATTTCATCGCCATCACCCCGCAAAGCTCATGAGCTGGGTGGCGGCGTTCTCGGCCTCGCGCTGAGTACGGAATGTACGTGATAAAATCCAGCGCCAGAGAACATCAAGCGCAGATTTATACAACTGCTGAAATTCGACCTCATCCATACTGGAAAAAGCGATGCTGCGGGGATGTTTGCGAAGGGTGCCGTCCGGTAGCTGGATGGCGTCATAGTGACCAGCCTCAACCGTCACCCATGCGCGGTAGGCATCGAATGATTTACACAGGCTAATCCCGTTTGTTACCCGGCGGTTTGCAATCTGTTCCAGATACTGTTCAGCCGCATCCAGTAATGCGCCCTCATTCCCGCCATATGCAGCGAGAAACTTTGCATAACCGTTTACCAGTTTGCGCTCATTGGCAGAAATGGCGCCGCCGGTGGGTTCCCAGTATTCAAACCCAAGATTAAGCAACGCGAAAAAGCGGCGATGGAATGCAGGGTTCCTCACCTGACGGAACTCAGCCACCAGCACGGCGCCGAGTTTGATTTTTGATTGCAGAATATCACTGGTCTCCGGCGTTGCGGGGATCAGAATTCCAGATGACTGCTTGATGAGTTGTAATTCGTGCGCCATGGTATTCTCCGTGGCGCAGAAGGTTAACGGTTGTTCAGGCCGTTGATTTCATATTATCAGAAGGTGGTGTTACCCGGTAGCCGAGACGACGAATAAAATGCATAAAACCGTTGGGAGTAAAAACTTCTTCATCATCCAGCAAAGGACGCATAGATACCATGCCATTTACACGATAGATAAGATGCCTGCCTGATGATGGAAAGCTAAACACCACGCAGCCATCAGATCTTCTTACAATGTCATACCAGCTATCTTCTGACTTTTGCAAAGCTGAATTACTCAATTTTTGTTCTCCCTTCAGGCGATGTACAGACGCGGTTAAAAATTGTCGGCAGCAGCATCAAAGGGATACGCAAATTGCGGTATTCTGAAAAATGCGCGCCAGCATTAAGCGCAATGTTAATAAAACCAGTCGTCAGCGCTCTCCCAGGTCTCCTGGAGGATTTTTTCAACTTTCTTTTTGTCGTCCTTTTCAGCGCCATAAACGCTTAGGCCGTCAGACCCGGCGCGACGAATAACCAAGCTGCAACCTTCATACTGATTATTGAGCCTCTTAAGCAGTTCTTTCTCAAGTGCCGCTTCCGCGCCTTCGGGAAGTTTCTTTGTGCGATCAATGGTTAATTCAATTTTCATAGTAGCCCCCATTGCATACACTGTATTTTTATACAGTATACCTGTACGGAAAAATGATCAACGGTTTAATAGCACTAATTGCTAATTATTATGTCAGCAGGTTAAAAATAAACCCGCCGTAGCGGGTTGAATACTATGGTGTTTTCAGGCAGCGATTTCTTTTGACTGGCAAAGCTCGGGCAAACTGGCGCGCACCAGTACCTCATTCATCAGGGTCATCCGCTAGATAACAAGCAAGCAAAAATTGCAATAATGCTTGCTGATAAATTTTTCTCAAACGATAATTACTTCATCAATTATCCAAGGAGTCCATTATGTCCATTGAAGATGAATCCCCACAAGCTAAGGGTGGAAAAGCTCGTGCAGAAAAAATGACTGCAGATGAACGTAAAGAAGTTGCTCAGTTTGCGGCCAACAAGCGCTGGCAAAGGATCAAAACTAACCTTCCCTCTACCCAGCTCGAAGGTGTTCTAAAAATCAATGACACTGAACTGGAGGTAGCTGTACTCAGCAATGGGAAGCGAATAATATCCCAATCATCCGTTTTTAAAGCATTAGGGCGACCAAGTCGAGGCGTGAGAGCCACGCTGGATGGTGAGATCATACTACCTGCGTTTATGGATGCCGCTAACCTTATTCCTTATATTAATCAAGAACTTATGGGGGTGATCAAACGAGAGCGATATTTAGACAATTCAGGATCTGAGCTTGAGGGGTATGATGCTTCAATACTTCCTCTGGTATGCGATGCTTATTTAAAAGCCAGACAGGATGGTGCGCTAAAAGCAAACCAGATGGATACAGCTCAAAAAGCAGAAATCTTAGTCCGTTCACTTGCAAAAGTTGGTATTATCGCCCTAGTTGATGAGGCGACAGGCTATCAAGAAATTCGTCCTAAAGATGCTTTACAAGCCTATTTAGACAAAATAATCAGTAAGGAACTTTCTGCGTGGGCTAAAAAATTTCCTGACGAGTTTTACGAAAATATTTACAAGCTGAAAAATTGGCCTTGGGCTGGTATGAGTAAGAATCGGTTTAGCGTAGTTGCCCATTACACTAGGGATCTTGTGTATGAACGTCTCGGCGACGCTATTCTTCAGGAGCTTGAGAAAAAAACACCAAAACAAATGAATGGACAGCGAAAAAATAAAATGCATCAATGGCTTACTGATGATGTCGGCAACCCTATGCTATCCCAGCATTTGCATTCTTTAATTATGGTTCAGCGATTAGCCATCGCCAATGGGTACGGATGGAACAGGTTTATTAAAATGGTTGATCAAGTCATGCCACGCAAGGGTGGGACTTTTGAGCTTGAACTTAACGATACTTCACTTGATTAATTCTTCCAATATTCACGCCCAAACTGTCATACAAATTGGGCGTTAATGTCCCCTTAATACTCTTAACGCTTTTTTGTTTAAGGATGATTTCTGATCGGATAAAAGAATGTTTCTTTCATCTGCACAGCATATGTTCATAGTCACCGGAATTATCTCCAACCACTTATGGTTAATGTGATGTTGCAGACGCGGCAGGTGGTTAGCAGGGAGATCAGCGGCGTTCTCAACCTGAGAAAAACCACCTATTCCCCTGCCATTTAGACTGTTTCCAAACCACGACCATTTAGCCCTTATGCCCCCTTCCTGCTGAAACACAATTCAGGCAATAAATAACCCGCACAAGGCGGGCTTGTAAAAGTAACTTGAAATTATTTATAAGTAAAACCGTACCTCATTAATTTCATATACTCTTCGCTAGTTTTTTGCATTTATCCTTGTCTTTTAACGCCTTCGCGGTGCAGGCTGCTTCTGAATATCCGATACCTGTAGCATTAAGAAGCATAATCTTAATAGACTTCTCACAAAGCTCTTGTGCTTCATGGTTTGCCGGATTGAAACATGTCGACTCAGTCATTCGTTTAAAATCTATTACATCAGAGTTGCTATCCGCAAAAACAGAACAACTGACTATCAAAAGTAACGTACACAAAAATTTCATTTATTCCTTTCCTTTTTATAAACAGGGTTATTCGCTTTTAGTCACTCAAAGCTTTTCCCTCGATAGTATCTGACTCTTTACATAAAATACTCTCGCAGTGTTCTGGTTGCTCTCTCGCTACCTGCTCAGCTACAACCGGCATGTTCAGACGTTCTTTGTAGGCCACTCCGGAGGCAGCAAGGTCAACGTTAGTTCTGTCGCGTTCTTCCTGAGGTAGCCTTGCAATGTTTCTGGCTGTCATACATCACCTTTCTTCTTTCTGCGTGGGATGGAATATGCTATTTTGGAAAAAGAATTTGTCACAACAAACCCCGGATCGACATAGCGTTCAAATATTTCCATATTCCCTGGGATTGCAGTCTCAGGAATGGATTTTCTTTCGATGTCGACCTTCCAGCGCTTAAGCAGCGCCTTAGCCTGTGCTTCTGTTAATGGGATATTGCGTTCCTTAGCAACAGCTATTAACTGCTTAACCGTTGGTAGCTTTATGTGGTCTGGGTTTGTCATTTCGAATTTGCTAGAACCATCTGTTGAGAGCCATGATTTTATCATAGCCCTCTTACTAAATTTTAGTACTTGGCCAGCGTGAACTTAACTGCTGGATTTCATCAGGATATCCTGCTGCGGCGCGTCTGGCAGTGGCATCCATCCGATCACCTCATCCAGATGAAAATCCATTCCCGATGGATCGATAAACCGGTCAGCAATTAATAGCGCTTGCAGAACATTGTCATACACAGTGGCTATCAACACATCGGTCTGAATATCAGGCATTCGCTCACTACAGCTTCTCCAGCCACCCGGAATTACCGGAGAGCTGCCAGAAAGCGGGATGTACTTAACTCCCCAGGCCTCTATGTGCTTCTCTGCGGCTTCCAGTCTATTCAGTAGTGCATTAATCGTGCTGGGGGCTTCCAGTGCCAAATCAGTTATTGGTCGTTCAAATTCTATTTCTGTGCCGTTTTCGTTGGTTGAGGTTACAGCGAACAAATCACACTCAATTTCATTGTTAGCGAGTTCATACAGTTGATTTGCGATATCAAATGCGTTTTCAATGCACAGCGCCTGTTTGTCGATGTTCATGCTGCACCTCCAAAAATCCATTGGTTACCTGCGTGCGCCTGGAATTTGCAGGACGTGTCAGGCATAACCAACTCATGAACCACTTCGCCTGTTTCAACAAAGTAGTAGTTGCTGTCTGTAACGTTGTTGATGAAGAATGCCTCGCGCTCACGCCCTGACATCTCACCGAGAATACGCTGCACCTTTTTGGTGATTGGTCGGTAATCAGGTTCTATGCCAGCCAGTTTTGCCGCCGCGTAGTTGTGGTGGCCATCCATCAGGATGGTGTATTGCTGCCCACGCAGAACTATCGGGTAAACAGATACGATAAAACGCTTAAATCTTGCCGCTCTGTCGTTTACCTTTGCCTTGTCGAGGTAGCGCTGACTGCTGATAAGCGGACCTTTGATGTTGCTCATTGGCCCTTTATCGGTGATTACTTTTTCAATATCTAATGCAGTTATCATGATCTGACTCCCTTTAGTCCGAATTTGGCCCGAATTTCTGCAATCTTCGCGAGGTTTTGCGCGCGGTTTAGTGGTCTGCCACCAAGAACAGGAAGCTGCTTAACTGGCTCCGGGATCACCTCTCCACGGTTTATCCTGGTAACCATGTGGTTGAGTTCTTCGACTGCCTTGCGGCGCAACTCGGTATCACTAAGAGCGTTAGCTCGCATGTTTGAGTACAGTGTGGTGACAAGCCAGTAATGGGCTTTGGATTCCCATGGATATGATTCTGCATCCGGGTATAAACCACGCGTGCGGCAATACTGGTAAACCATATCGACCAGTTCATTGGCATCAGGAAGCCCGGCAGCAGTTGCCAATTCAGCCTTACACCATGCGACAAACTGGCCTGGAGACGGAAGAAACGGACGTTCCTGACGGCGGGCGACACGCATTCCGGCCGCAACTTGCTCCATGGTGGTGATGTCGTTCTCACGGAAAGCCAGAACCCACTGACGCCGGATTTCGTTCATCTCAGCCTGGCTGCGATTAGCTGTGGTAGCAGGGAACGCTGCCATAAGCTGACTAAACACGTTGTTGATGACCTTAGCAACCTGCTCAACTTGCGGCTTATCGTTATGCTGTTCCGGCATGTTGTTGGCAATACGGCGCATCTGCTCACGGTCAAAATTAACCATCTGCGCAGCAATGTTTTTCATAGCTCCACTCCGTATATCCAGTCAGTGTTATTCAGGTCAAGTTTTGACTTAGAGGCAGTTGTGCCAGTCTGTTGCTTGTTGCGGTTGATATCGAGTTGAGTCCACTTTTCGCGGAGCTTTGCCGGGCTAATGACGTTGCCAGCCCAGAAGCTGTCATGGCACGCCCAGCGAAACAGCACGCACATGTCGCGATGTGTTCGTCCGTCACATTCACGCATCAGGCGTATATCGTTAGCCCATCCTGCCAGGTTAGGTTTTCTGGCTGATGGAGAAATGGTTTTTATCAGGTCAAACATCCACTCGGCAGCAGTTAGGTCTTCAGCAGTTCCCCACTTGTTGCCTCTCTGAATCGCTGCTTCGGGTTTTAGAACATGAGGTTTCTTTCTTGGCTTGTCAGAGGATTCGTCAGAATTCTCGGACGTAGATCTTTTAATATTGTCTTTTGTTAGTTTGTCTTTTGTGGTTAGCAACTTGTGCTTAGGTGCGTTAGCAACTTCCGCTAAGGTTTTCTTAGCAGGTTTAGCTAATGTTTTGCAGAATCCGTTATTTTTAGTTTGCCACTCGGAAATATGGATATTCATACCAACTGCGGCCTTCCTGAATCAGTACCTTCTTCCTGATCAGACTGTTTTTTGCTGTCGAGCAATGGGTATGATGCTTCTGAATCATCTCCTCTAACTGCTCGTTGCTGATCCAATCCATTTTCTTGTTGTATCCATACGTTTTGCGCCATACGGCCATCAGGATGCACAGCTCAGTCTCCGGCAAACCAGAACACATCACGGCATCCAGAAGTTCATTTGCCAGGCGCGTATAGCCATCATCGAGATCTGCCACGCGCGGCTCCTTAGGTGCCACGTCAGGCACAGGAAAATTGATTACTTCGGCAGTGTTTGCCATAATTACTCCTGTGAATTGATCCAGTTAATTCCACCAGAAAGCCGTTGGTGACCCCTCACCGCGCTTTCGCCTTTTTGGTTGCTGCCATTTTCAGTCCCACCCCAGCGCATCCGGCCTGGCTCGTTCAGCCTTTAGCCCGGCATCAGCGAGAATCTCTACGGCTGTGAGATAGTTTCTGGATACCAGTACCGCTTCCGGTGGCGCGGCCTGAATCCCAAGAAAAGCCAGCTCTTTCGCCATGTTGCAGAAATATCCCTCAGCTTTACGCCTGCTGACTGTCGACTCGCTGATGCCCATATGCTCGGCGTATGATTTCTGCCCTACTGATGCAAGCCGGTTGAGCAGGACACTCTCTATCTCAACCGGGTTGATTTCTGGTGGGTCTAACTTTCGTGCAATTGCGTTCTCCATGGGTAAATATCCTCTATGGTTATTTGGCTGATGCCTCTTGGCTTGGTAAGCCATCGGTTGGGTTTGGGTAGATATCAGGGCGCAGTTCGTGAGGTGTGATGCCCGTTATCTTGAAAATCGGTAATACGCGGCCTGGTGGGACAGCACCGTTGTAACGTGTCTTCCAGCGGCTTACCGACATGGGTTTAATACCCAGTAAGGTTGCAAGATTGCTGGCATTACCTGCTTTTTTGATAGCTTTCTCTAATCCGTTCATGATGGTCTCCAAAAGATACACAAACAAATTAAGCCTCAGACTTAAAATTAAATCAAGTCCCAGGCGAATTTTATTTTATAAGCAAAAGGCTTATTCTTCTGACATGACAGCGAAAAAATTACTTAACCCGATTCTTGTAGAGCGCCTGACAGAGTTAACGCGCCGCGGGATGACAAAATCTGATATGGCCAGGGTTGCGGGAATAACGCCGCAGTCCGTTAATGGCTGGTTCAAGAAAGGTGCCATGAGCAAGGAGTCAGCGCTCGCTGTAGCGGATGCCGCCGGTGTATCAGTACCATGGCTATTAGGTGAAGAGGTTAGCGAGCAGAATGGATTAAAGCCAGACGAGCAGCGATTGCTTGAGCTATATCGTCAGCTACCGGAGGAGGAGCAGCAGAACATGATGCGGATTTTCTCACTGCGCTTGAAAGAGTTGGACGAGTTGTATGCGAAGTACATGAGCCGCCGGATTAAGACAGATCAGTAATATAATCAAAAAATTAAATTCTTGCTCATGAGAAAAAACAACCACCAAACAAATCACCCGCAAGTTAAAAGGCTCAATGAAATTGTTGAGCAGAAAGGCCTTACCAAAGCAGAGATTTCACGGATATGCAACGTAAGTAAACAAGCAGTCAATGCTTGGTTCGCTCGCGGAACAATAGGGAAGCCATCTGCGATTAAGCTTTCTGAGGCTTTAGGCGTGAGCTTAGCTTGGGTACTTGGGCAAGATGTAGCCTTAGAAAGCGATTTATCCGTTACAGATAAACAAATGTTACACCTTTTCCGCCAGTTACCTGATGAGGATCAGCAAGACATCATGCAAGTAATTTCATTGCGCTTAAAAAGGCTCGATGAGATTTATGAAAAATACATGCTCAGACGCAATAAAGACGATAACCCATCCAATCTGTAACCCTCCACTATCACCACCAATCAATACCGGCTTATGCCGGTTTTTTATTGAAAACCCGCAACACACACTTCCTCGATGTCTGCATTACCAATATTAAGCCATAAACTTAATCTTTAACTTCGCCTCAGGCTTGACATTTATTAAGTCTCAGGCTTAATATGATTCCATAGCAACAACGAACCACCGAGGCAGGACGCCCACGAAGTAGCCGTCCGGGGCATACGAAGACCGGAATGAGGTGGAAAAGTTAACGCGCAGAAGGTTTAAAACGTTCCGCTGGCCGGCGATAAGGCAAACGAGGGTGAGAATGATTGATTTCGCACGTAAACCAGCTCGACAGCAGGCCGTCCCGCTCAACCGGATTGAGGTTTTAATCCGCCGCCTCTGCTACCTGCTGGCGCAGAAAGGAGATCCGGATGCTTAAACAATGCGGTTACTGCCACAAATCCATTGATGAAGGCAAAGAAGTAAAAAACACCCTTCTCTATCTCAACGGCTCGCAACTGGCGCGCAAAGAAAAGGAATATTGTTCCAGGCAGTGCGCTGAATACGACCAGATGGCGCACGAAAGTTAAATAGTAGTTCCGAAATATGAAATGAAAGATTCGCCATTAATTTGGCGTGGCTTCCTACACCCTGAATTTAAGACTGGAGAACTTATGGAAATCGTAAAAATCGAAATGAACCTGAAAGCAGTTAATAAGAGCATTGCTTTATTCAATTGCGAAAAGAAAGTCTCAGGCGTTATTCACTCAAATTCAACTGGCGAAACTACTGTGATTCTCGACGGTGGATATGTACTCGGAAAGTTCGACTGTCCTCATTGTGCTGTAGAAGCCATTTCGCTGCTCACAGTCAAGGTAAGTGATGGAGAACAAGCAGGGTTTGGTAATTACCGAAGTTACAAGCTTGATTACTCAGAAAAATTTTATCAGACCATCCATTAAGAAAACGCCCACCGAAGCGGGCGTGCCCTGTCCGGTCCAACCGACCAAAGCGAACCGGACCTAACAACCAGATATATCGGGGTGCTGTTAAGGCACCTCCATTCTACACGAATTGAGGACAAAACAATGAGTGGAACTAATCCTGTATTTTTAGTCCGCAAAGCAAAGAAATCATCAGGCCAGAAAGACGCTGTACTCTGGTGCAGTGATGATTTTGAAGCGGCAAATGCAACACTGGATTATCTTCTGATTAAATCCGGTGCGAAGCTGAAAGATTATTTCAAAGCTGTCGCTACTAATTTCCCTGTCGTTAACGAGCTGCCGCCGGAAGGCGAACTGAGCCTCACTTTCTGCGATTACTATCAACTCGCTAAAGACAATATGACCTGGACGCAAATCCCCGGCGTCACCCTGCCATCATCTGAAGCCGCCGCCGCGGCGCGCCAGCATATCGTCGATGGTGTTGATACCGAAACAGGCGAAGTGCTGGAAGACCACACCGAAAATTTTGGTAACGAAAGCAACAGCCCTGCCCAGGCAACAGCCCCAGCCCCCGAGCTGACTGTTGTCGCAACTATGCCTCTCCGTCACCGCGTTCTTGCTCAGTACATAGGTGAAGGTGAGTATCTTTATCACGTCGACGCCTCCCAGAAAAAAGAAATTCTGCGTCTCGAAATGGACACCGATAATTCATATGTCCAGAACCTGCTGCTTGCCGCCGAGAATGTTGAAGCGTTCAAGAAAGCCATTGAACATGACATTCACAAAATAGTGAATGCCGTTAAAAAAGTATTCCCTGTCGATGGAAAAACTCCTGAACTGGCGACTGTTATCCAGTTCCTTAAAACATGGTTCGAGACGGAGCATATCGATCGCGGTTTGCTCGTTAAGGAGTGGGCGAAAGGCAACCGTGTATCGGCTATTCAACGCACTGAAAGCGGCGCCAACGCTGGCGGTGGCAATAAGACTGACCGTAACCCTGATTACGAACACACTCTCGATACTCTGGACGTAGAGATTGCAATGGCCACTTTGCCTATGGACTTTAATATCTATGAGCTACCTGGCAGCGTTTACCGTCGCGCAAAAGAAATCGTAAAGAAAAAGGAAAGTCCGTTCAAAGAATGGTCCGCAGCACTTCGCGCAACGCCCGGTATCCTGGATTATTCCCGCGCCGCTATTTTCGCGCTGATCCGAAGCGCACACCCTGAGTTTTATCACTACCCCGGACGCCTTCAGGGGTATATCAACGCCAACTTAACGGAGACTGATCACGAGAACCCCACCGAGGAAGCTCTCACGGCTGCCCGACACACTCCGGAAAAAGACGCGGTAGAAGAAGCCAACCGACAGCTTGCCGCCGCGCGCGGTGAATATGTGGAAGGCATCAGCGACCCGAACGACCCAAAATGGGTGAAGACCGGGACAAGCCAGCCGACCACCGAACCTGAACTGGTTAAAAATGTCGGCAACGGTATTTTCGACGTGTCCGCTTTAATGCAGAACTCATCAACTCATGGCACAGAAACGAATCCGGAGATCACCAGCAATGTGCAGGTTCAAGAAGCTGACAGTGATGAAAAACAGGCTGGTGATGCGGTGCAGGCAGGCGAAGGCGATCTGGGTACTGGTAAAGAAGCAGTTACCGTAGAGAACCAGAATCAGGCTGAGACGCACCAGAACAACGATTCTGTGAGCCAATCTGAACCTGAGGCGCAACAAAACGTACCGGAATCGCAACAAGAAGAGCCAGAAGCAGCCTGGCCGGAATACTTCGAGCCGGGCCGCTATGAAGGTGTACCAAACGAGGTTTACCACGCCGCCAACGGGATCAGCTCAACTCAGGTGAAAGATGCTCGCGTGTCGCTGATGTACTTTAACGCGCGTCACGTAGAGAAGACTATCGTCAAAGAGCGCTCTCCAGTGCTTGATATGGGCAACCTGGTACATGTTCTGGCTCTACAGCCGGAAAACCTCGAAGCAGAGTTCAGCGTAGAGCCGGAGATCCCTGAGGGTGCTTTCACCACCACCGCCACCCTGCGCGAGTTCATCGACGCGCACAACGCCAGCCTGCCAGCGCTGCTGAGTGCTGACGATATCAAAGCGCTGCTGGGAGAGTACAACGCCACCCTGCCGTCGCAGATGCCGCTTGGAGCTTCGGTAGATGAAACCTATGCATCGTATGAGCAGCTTCCCGAAGAATTCCAGCGCATTGAAAACGGCACCAAACATACAGCCACGGCGATGAAAGCCTGCATCAAAGAGTACAACGCTACCCTGCCCGCGCCGGTTAAAACCAGCGGCAGCCGTGACGCGCTGCTGGAGCAACTGGCAATAATCAACCCTGACCTGGTCGCTCAGGAAGCGCAAAAATCGTCGCCGTTGAAAGTCTCTGGCACGAAGGCCGATCTGATTCAGGCCGTGAAATCAGTCAACCCGGCAGCGGTATTCGCCGACGAATTGCTGGATGCGTGGCGGGAGAACACCGAAGGGAAAGTGCTGGTCACCCGCCAACAGCTCAGCACCGCGCTGAACATTCAGAAAGCCCTGCTGGAGCACCCGACCGCCGGCAAATTGCTGACTCACCCAAGCCGCGCTGTCGAGGTTAGCTATTTTGGGATTGATGAGGAAACCGGGTTGGAAGTTCGGGTACGCCCTGACCTTGAGCTCGATATGGGCGGCCTGCGCATTGGCGCCGACCTGAAAACTATTAGCATGTGGAACATCAAGCAGGAAGGCCTGCGTGCGAAGTTGCACCGGGAAATCATCGATCGGGACTATCACCTGAGCGCGGCCATGTACTGCGAAACTGCGGCGCTGGACCAGTTTTTCTGGATTTTCGTCAACAAAGACGAGAACTACCACTGGGTCGCCATCATTGAGGCGTCTACCGAGTTGCTGGAACTTGGCATGCTGGAATACCGCAAAACAATGCGAGAGATAGCAAACGGCTTCGACACTGGTGAATGGTCAGCGCCTATCACAGAAGACTACACCGACGAACTGAACGATTTTGATGTGCGCCGCCTTGAAGCGTTGCGCGTACAGGCATAAGGGGAAAATCATGGAAAACACAAATATTGTTACCACTGAGCAGCAGGCACCAAACACCATTTCTGCCAGTAACGCAATTTTTAACGTTCAGGCACTAGGTCAGTTAACAGCTTTCGCTAACCTGATGGCAGACTCAAAGGTAACGGTACCGGCACACCTTGCAGGGAAACCAGCCGACTGTATGGCTATCGTCATGCAGGCTATGCAATGGGGCATGAACCCTTACGCTGTGGCGCAGAAAACACACCTGGTTAACGGTGTTCTTGGTTACGAGGCACAACTGGTCAACGCAGTAATCGCAAGCTCCAGTGCCATTCATGGCCGTTTTCATTACCGCTATGGGGGTGACTGGGAGCGCTGCACCAGGACACAGGAAATCACACGCGATAAAAACGGTAAAAATGGGAAGTACACCGTCACTGAGCGCGTTCGTGGCTGGACAGATGAGGACGAGATCGGCCTGTTCGTTCAGGTTGGTGCCATTCTGCGAGGTGAATCTGAAATCACCTGGGGAGAACCTCTTTACCTCTCCGGCGTTGTTACCCGCAATTCTCCGCTATGGGTTTCAAACCCTAAACAGCAAATTGCCTATCTGGGCGTTAAATATTGGGCTCGCCTGTACTGCCGGAAGTGATCCTCGGCGTGTACAGCCCTGATGAGGTTGAGCAACGAGAAGAACGCGAGATTAACCCTGCTCCAGTCCAGCGCATGAGCGTACAGGAAATCACCAGCGAGGTTAGCACCAGGACCAGCGCGCAGGAGTCGGCAGCTAACGTTGATGCTGTTGCCGACGATCTTCGCGAACGCATTGATACAGCAAGTTCCGTTGATCAGGCAAAAGCAATCCGTGCGGATATCGAATCACAGAAAGCGTTGCTGGGTACTGCGCTGTTCACCGAATTAAAAAACAAAGCAGTGAAGCGCTATTACCAAGTCGATGCACAGAACAAAGTCGAGGCAGTGATCAACTCAATTCCAAACCCTGGCGAACCGGAAGCCGCAGAGATGTTTGCTAAAGCTGAAAGCACGCTTGGCGCTGCTAAACGTCATCTTGGCGACGAACTGCACGATAAGTACCGCGTCACCCTGGACGATATGAAACCGGAATACATCGGCTAATTGCATCGGGAGGGGTTACGCCCTCCCGCCTGAGGAGGTTTTATGCGCCTTATAAATCGCAGTAAGCAATCGCCATTGGGCCGTCGCGCATGTGATGTTGCACTGGCGGCGCATCATGAAAAGTTCGGCGATTACGGCAGACAAAAGCACGTTACCAATTACACCGTTGTAGTGGATGGCGTAAAGGTGCCTGTTGAAGTAGTTAACCGGGCCACCAGCTACGTAGCCACCGCAATGATCGGCGTCCGGAAACTTAGAAATCTGCCAGCACAGGCAAACTGAATATTAGCGATGGCCCGCTGCGGGGCCACTGGAGAAAACGATGAGCAACATTATCCAACTGACGCCAAACAAGTGGGTTAGCGAAAAAGTTCTGATTGCGGTTACCGGGCTTAAGCCCGGAACCATTACCCGCGCCAGAAAAGAATCCTGGATGCTGGGCCGCGAGTACCTGCACATTTCACCAGACGGAAATCCGAAGCCTTCGAGCGAATGCATATACAACAGAGAAGCCGTTGATCAGTGGATCGAGGCGCAGAAAAAAATCAACCAGGTGCGAAGACAACATGAAAAGCAGTACACTCGTCAATGCTCCTGGACGTCAGGAGGGATTAATGGCTAATGCATCATACCCGACAGGCGTCGAAAACCACGGCGGTTCGCTCCGCATCTGGTTTCTGTATAAAGGTAAACGTGTCAGGGAAAACCTTGGTATCCCTGACACTGCAAAAAATCGCAAGATAGCTGGCGAACTGCGTTCTTCGGTTTGTTTTGCGATAAGGATGGGGAATTTTAACTATGTGGAAAAATTCCCAAACTCACCGAACCTTGCCCGGTTCGGTCAGGATAGAAAGGAAATTACTGTGCTGGAGCTTACCGAAAGATGGTCCGAGCTGAAGAGAATGGAGATCAGCTCTAATACCATGAGTAGGTACGAATCTATCATAAAAAACATGCTTCCACTCATCGGCGAAAACAAAATGGTTTCTGCGGTGACTACTGAGGATTTGCTGTATGTCAGGAAGGAGTTGCTGACGGGCTTTCAGGTAATGAAGAAGGATCACCGGACTCAGGTTAAAGGCCGGAAATCGTCCACAGTGAATAATTACATGATGCTGATGGCCGAGATCTTCCAGTTTGGAACAGATAACGGCTATGCAAAGGAAAACCCGTTTAGCGGAATTAACCGTCTCAAGAAAGCGAAAGGGGAACCAGATCCACTCACGACAGACGAGTTCATCAGGTTTATCCAGGCATGCGGACACCAGCAGATGAGAAATCTCTGGTCACTGGCAGTCTATACCGGAATGAGGCATGGGGAGTTGTGCGGTCTGGCCTGGGAAGATATCGATCTGCATGCCGGGACGATCATTGTGAAGCGCAACCTTACCCAGACGGATGAGTTCACCCTGCCAAAAACCGACGCAGGTACTGACAGGGTGATATATCTCATTCAACCAGCTATTGATGCCCTGAGGAATCAGGCCCAGTTGACACGCCTTGGCCGGCAGTTTGAGGTTGAAGTGAAGTTGCGGGAATATGGACAATCTGTCATTCAGCCCTGCACGTTCGTATTCAGCCCTCAATGCGTCAAACGTGGACCTCGCACAGGATATCACTACGCGGTTAATTCCATTAATAAAATTTGGGCCCCGATAATCAAGCGTGCCGGCATTCGTTACCGTAACGCGTATCAGTCACGACATACCTATGCATGCTGGTCATTATCAGCTGGTGCTAACCCAAACTTTATAGCAACGCAGATGGGGCATACCGATGCACAGATGGTTTACAAGGTGTATGGAAAGTGGATGTCAGAGAAGAGCGCAGAACAGGTTTCTCTGCTCAACCAGGCACTTTCCCGCTATGCCCCATCACTGCCCCAAAGCATGGTAGCAGCGCAGTAGAAATCCTTAAATTCAAGGGGTTAGCAGTCGCATCGCTACATTTTTATAACATGGGGCACGAAATGCGCTCGACCCTAAAGACAGCTTATGGTGTGATCGGGGTTCAATAAATCGCTAAACAAGGTATACTCCAGCGGTTTTCTTAGTTGTTTATTGTACTAAACGCTCCCGTGAGAGGACGCAACAGCGCACCTATGACACAATTCGCTTCTCCTGTTCTGCACTCGTTGCTGGATACAGATGCTTATAAGTTGCATATGCAGCAAGCCGTTTTTCACCACTACTATGATGTGCAGGTAGCGGCTGAGTTTCGTTGCCGTGGCGACGACCTGCTGGGTATTTATGCCGATGCTATTCGCGAGCAGGTGGACGCGATGCAGCACCTGCGCCTCCAGGAGGACGAGTTCCAGTGGCTCTCCGGCCTGCCCTTTTTTAAACCGGATTATCTGAACTGGTTACGCGAGTTTCGCTATAACCCAGCTCAAGTCTGTGTCACCAACGATAACGGCAAGCTGCATATTCGCTTAACCGGCCCGTGGCGTGAAGTCATTATGTGGGAAGTGCCGCTGCTGGCCGTGATCAGTGAGCTGGTTCATCACTACCGCTCGCCAAACGCGGGCGTTGATCAGGCGCTCGACGCGCTGGAAAGTAAGCTGGTTGATTTCACTGCGTTAACCGCCAATCTCGATATGTCCCGCTTCCACCTGATGGACTTCGGCACCCGCCGCCGTTTCTCTCGTGAAGTGCAGCAGGCGATAGTTAAACGTCTCCAGCAGGAGTCATGGTTCGTCGGCACCAGCAACTATGATCTCGCGCGTCGCCTGGCGCTGACGCCGATGGGCACTCAGGCGCACGAATGGTTCCAGGCGCATCAACAAATCAGTCCGGACCTGGCGACCAGCCAGCGTGCCGCGTTGGCCGCCTGGCTTAACGAATATCCGGACCAGCTTGGTATCGCCTTGACAGATTGCATTACAATGGATGCGTTTTTACGCGATTTCGGCATTGAATTCGCCAGCCGTTATCAGGGGTTACGCCACGACTCAGGAGACCCTGTCGCATGGGGCGAAAAGGCGATTGCCCATTATGAAAAGCTGGGGATTGATCCGCTGACAAAAACGCTGGTCTTTTCAGATAACCTTGATCTGCCAAAGGCGGTCGAGCTCTATCGCCATTTCGCCTCTCGCGTGCAGTTAAGCTTCGGCATCGGTACCCGCCTGACCTGCGATATCCCTCAGGTAAAACCGCTCAATATCGTGATTAAGCTCGTGGAATGTAACGGAAAGCCGGTGGCTAAACTTTCCGACAGCCCCGGTAAAACGATCTGTCATGATAAAGCGTTTGTGCGCGCGCTGCGTAAAGCGTTCGATCTCCCGCAGGTGCGTAAAGCAAGTTAA